GATTTAGAACGTTCGACAAACAATAACATAGAAGAACAGGGGTTGGAGTTCGTAATTTATACATTAAGACCTTGGCTGGTTCGATGGGAACAATGCCTGAAACAACAACTGCTAAGTGAAAATGAAAAGAAAAAATATTTTTATGAATTTTTAATTGATGGTTTGCTAAGAGGGAACCAACAGGCAAGATCAGAGTTTTACCAAAAAGGCGTGAATAATGGATGGTTTTCACCTAACGATATCTTGGAAATGGAAAACAAAAACCCGGTTAAGGGTGGCGACCAACATTTTATACCGTTAAATTTGATTCCTCTCGATATGGCTGGAGAGTCATTGAAACAAGAAGAAAATTTAAATGAAAAAGATGAAAAATCATCTGAAATTGAGGAAAAGTCTCAAAAAGACATCGAAACAAGGGCAAAAATGGCTGTTTTAGCTCGTAGAAGGCTAAAAAAAGCTTATAAACCAATGTTTTTCGATGCTGCTACAAGAATAATAAATCGTGAAAAGAACGATATCATAAGGGAATCCAAGAAGCTTTTAAACCGGTCACAGTCTGATTTTGATACTTATTTGGACAAATATTATGAAAAATACGGCAACTTTATTGAAAAAAACATGCTTCCGGTACTTATTTCTTATGCTGAAGCTGTAACAGGTGCTATTGCAGACGAAACCGGTGTGGAATTAACCATGAATGCAGAACTGGAAAAGTTTGTGCGAGATTATATGGCAGTCTATGTCCAAGAACATACAATTTCATCAAGGGAGCAGTTAAAATCAGTCGTAAGAAAAGCTATCGAAGAAGGAAAAGACGAAAATTCAGCTGTTGAAGAAAGATTAACCCAGTGGGAAGAAAAAAGACCGGAAAAAATATCTTCTTGGCAGGCATCTGAATCTGAAGGTGCAGTGGCAAAATATAGTTATAAACTTATCGGAATAAAAAGAATACGATGGAATTCCATAGGGAAAAGTTGTCCTTACTGTGAAGAATTATCCGGTCAGGTAATAGGCATAGATAAAGTCTTTATACGCAAAACAACAGGCATTCAGCCGGGGCACGAACATCTTATTTTTAAACCGGCTACAAACATAACACATCCTCCATTACATTCGGGATGTGATTGTTATATTACGGGAGGTGGATAACATGCCGTTACCCAAACCCCAAAAGGGACAAAAAAAGCAGGATTTTTTAGATTCCTGTATGGCAAATAGTGTCATGAACAATGAATATCCCAGCGAAAAGCAAAGATACGCTATATGCAATAGTTTATGGCAAAAAAAGGAGGAAAATAATATGGATAAGGAAAATATATGTGAACTTAGGACATATCCTATTGAATTAAGAATAAGTGAGGAAAACGGGAAAGAAAAAATAACAGGTTTTGGAGCTGTTTATAATTCAAGAAGTGTAGATTTAGGTGGTTTTACTGAAATAGTTATGCCTGGATGTTTTGAGCGAAGCTTAAAGGAAAATAAGGATATAAAGAGTTATTTTAATCATGATCCTAATAAAATTTTGGGGCGCACATCTGCGGGAACGCTAAAAGTAAAAGATGATAAAAATGGTGTTCATTATGAAGCCGATCCACCCAATACAACATATGCAAATGATTTAAAAGAATCAATGAAAAGGGGAGATGTAAAACATTCCTCTTTTGCTTTTCAAGTTATAAAAGATAAATGGGAAGAAAAAAATGGTGAACATACAAGATATTTAGAGGATGCGGATATTTTTGAATTAGGACCTGTAACGGACCCTGCATATTTGGGAAGTAATTCAAAAGTTAGATATAGAAGTGCTGAAAAAGTATATGAGGAATATTTGAAAAAAGAATCACTACAAAGAGCAGAGGAAGAAAAAGAGGAAGAAATCCGCAATTCATTTGTTGAAGCGGGAATTGAATATGAAAGATTATCTGATGTATTAATCAGGGCTAACCGTGGAGAAGAATTGACGAATTCTGACTGCGATTTAATAAATGCCAATATAAAGGTTTTGGAAAAATACTCAAAAGCACCACTGGACGGGGCGGAAGGTGGAAAGGGCGAGGAAAACAAGGCGGGACGCCTTAATTTGATGCGCAAGCAATTAGAGTTAATCGAAAAAACCTTATAGACCGCTAAAAGCGGTAATTTGAGAGGTGAAAATTATGGACATAACTGAAATGAAACAAAATAGGGCAGGGCTAGTGAAACAGGCAAGAGACTTATTGGATAAAGCCTATGCAGAAAAACGCGATATGACAGCAGAAGAGGAAACACAGTACGAAAAATATATGACTGATGTTGACAAAATAGGTGACCAAATTGAGAAGGAAGAAAGGCTTCAGGATTTAGAGAAGGAAATGACTAAATTGGTTGATGAGCCAGTAAAACCCGATCCTGGCGAAAACAGAAATAAAAATCCTTATGCTACAAAAGAATATCGCGAAGCTTTCAATGGATTTTTGAAAAATGGTGTTAAGGGCATGGAAACGAAAGAGATTCGCGCATTGCAGGTAGATCAGGATATTTATGGTGGTTATCTTGTAGCTCCGGAACAGTTTGTCATGGAATTAATTAAGGAACTGGATAACGAAGTATTTATAAGAAAACTCGCAACAACATACCAGATAGATACTGCTGAATCTTTAGGCGCGCCGGCGCTTGACAATGATCCGGCAGACCCGGATTGGACAGAAGAGATAAGCGAAGCAGACGAAGATTCTACAATGTCGATAGGTAAAAGGAATCTCTATCCACATCCATTATCAAAATTGATTAAAGTATCTAGAACTTTGTTGAGAAAATCCAGGACAGGAGCAGAGGCACTTGTAAAATCAAGGTTGGCATATAAATTCGGAACAACAGAGGAGAATGCGTTTCTTAATGGCAGCGAGAACAATTCACCATTAGGAGTATTTACAGCAAGCAACAATGGAATTCCCAGTAGCTCAACATATGATATTTCAACTGCAAATACTTCATCTACGCCGACAGCAGATGGGCTTATCAACTGTAAATATGCATTGAAGGCACAATACTGGAAAAAGGCAGTATGGATTTTCCATCGAGATATTGTGAAACTGATAAGAAAACTAAAAACAGGTGAGGGCGATTATATCTGGAGGCCAGGGATTGCCAATGATGCGCAGGATACTATTCTTGAAATACCTTACAGAATGAGCGAATATGCTCCGAATACAATTGCAGCAAGCGCATATGTCGGAATACTCGGAGATTTCAGCTATTATTGGATAGCAGATGCCCTTGATATGGAAATCCAAAGGCTTGAGGAAAAATACGCAACTACAAATCAGGTAGGGTTTATAGGTCGAAAAGAAACTGATGGTATGCCTGTTTTGGCTGCTGCATTCCGCAGAGTCAAATTGGGTTCGTAAGGAGGCGATAAATATGATTAAAAATTTATTAAAGAACGCAACAATAGGTCTGGCAGTAGCAGGGACATCCGGAGGGTCAACAAGTGTGAATACAGCAGTATTTGATATGCAAGGTTATGAAGGCATTTTATTTGTTGCTTTCAATGGTGTCGCAGGTAGTTCCGATTGGGGCATATGGGCTGAAATGGGAACCTCGTCAGGACTGAGTTCAACTTCCAGTACGATAGCGGGTTCAAAGGTTAATTCTACATCAGCCGGTACTGATATCGCAATGGTATTAGATATATATAGGCCTCAACATAGGTATGTAAAAGCCAATGTAGATCAGCAATCTTCAGGCGACATAGGCGGAGTTATAGCAATACAATACGGGGCGAGAAAGTTCCCGATTTCACAATCAACTGGTACTGGATTTGCCATTATCAATAGTGAAATTTCAGTTTCTGCATCGAGCGGAACTGTTTAAAAAGGGATAATTCCCTTAAAAGAGAGGTGAAAAATTATGGCAGATGCAACATATCCAACCGGGTTTTATGTAACACAAGGAGGCGCAACGGCTGTTATTGCTAGTTCCGGCGAATTGCAGGTTGAGGAAGGTGGTTCGATACAAGTTGATTCGGG